GTGTTTCTCCCATGCAAACATATGTAAGAATAGGATACACTAAATAAGATAGACCAAAGAATATAAAACGTGCAGACCAAACAGAGCCATTTGAATTATTAACAAAATAAGTCCAAGCATAAAGATAAAGATATGCAATAGGAAGACTGAATAGTATGATAATGTGATTCTGTTTTGTTTTATAATATGCGTCAATAAATTGCAAATTCTGCTGCAAAAAAGTTAAAACTGCAGCAAAAACATATGCTGCTAAAGCGTATACCATATATTATTTAGTCCCCACTCTTGCTACTTCGTTAAATCCTTCTTTCTTAAGATCTAAGAAGAACGTCCATCCAGCTCCACCAAAACGATTCTTAATAGTTTCTAGAACTCTTAAACCTTTAAAGTCCTCATCTTTCTTTTCAATAGATAGATGTAGCATAGCATCCACCATATGCTTGAGCTTTTGAGAACCTGCCATATTGCCACTCTTGTTAACTTGACCAATACAAATAACATTGATGTAATGCTCTTTAGCATAGTCTGTTAGCATTTGCAATGCTCTTACAGCTGATTGACCGTTTGTATGCTCTTCACCGTACTTGCCGTCGTTAAGGGTTTGCAGGGAGTCAACAATAAGAAAGAAAGGCTTGTTTCCAGTTTTCTTTCTTAAAATATCACATTGTTTAAGAAGACGTGGAACATATGATTCTTGACCAGCAATAAAACCACTGCTAAGTTCAAGCCTTTCACATGTAAGCTTTACTTGATATAAACTTTCCTCTGCAGTATTAAATAAGCATGTATAACCTTGAGAAGTTAATGCGTTTGCTAGTGTTAACATAAGTGTAGTTTTACCAGCGCCAGGCTCGCCAGTAAACAAAGAAATTGTAGAAGGAGTAAAACCTTCTCCACCAAAGGCTGCATCAATGTAGTCAACGCCACACGGGTTTCTTTCTCTTAGCTTTGAAGGAACGTTGATATCAAGGATGTTAGTGCCAAAAACAATACCGTCATTTTTAACGTTGAGTTTCATTATTTAATTTCCTTTATCAGGTGATTTGTTATTGATTATACTTTATTATAATTTATTGTTGATCTTAAATACACTTAAGAGTTTAAATCTGGCGAATATATCTACCATCGAACTGCGTCACTGCGCCTTTTACCAAGACAAAGAAACAATTTTTTTCAACTCTTCTAGAGAAATATTCAAAATCAGAAACAACTAAACCTATAACCTTTTCATTTCCATATTTTACTTCAACTAATTGGTTAGGTTTAAAAGAGTATCTAATAATTGACTTTCTTTCAGTGAATTCTGTGTCTCTAACAATCTTCTGTTTTGAAACTTGGCGTGACTGCTTTGAAGCTTGCCTAGCTGCTTTAAGACCACTTGGGTCTGTGTTTGCCATTTTGTTTTTAAGCTCTCTTAGTTGCTTTCTCGATAATGCCATAGCAACCTCCTTTATATAAATATTATATACGGATTTTATAATAATTACACGTGCTTAGTATAAATTATGTCTGCCTTGATTTCGGAGCCATATAAACAGTTAAGGCCGTTTCTTACGTGTGACATAATACAATCAGACATATATTCATCAAGTTTATCCTTACCATAGAAAAAGTTTAGATGTTCAGCAAGCTCTTTGCCATAGTTCCAAGCTAATATTTCTTCGTTCATCAAGTGAACAAATCCTTTTTTTGATCTAACATTCCATGGCATGTTTTTATTAAAACATATTACGCCTTTACGCTTGATTTGTGTATCAATAATCATATGACCTGCTTCGTGCAAAAGCGTAAAAAGTCTTTCTCTATATTTGAGATTTTGATTGATACGAATTATTTTCAGTTGAGGATACCAGGCATCTTCTGCATAAGGCTTTTGAATTACATCAACAAAGTAATTGTCCTTAATGTATTTAGTTAAAATATAAAATTGATTTTTGTAAGTTTGAGGGTTCATATTGTTGTCCTTTTATATTATTATAAATTGTATTTGAACAAATTTGCACTTATGTGTCAACTAAATGTTTTTATATTTCTGGAGTATTTTTCTTATTTTTCTAGTATGCCTGTTAACACCTTTAACGTATCCTGAAGTGTAGTTGTTTTTTTCATTACATTTTTTTGAATTATTGTAGTAACAAAGTGCCTTGTTAAGGGGCTTAAACTTTTCTTTGTAATATTTTAATGCTTTAACTCCATGATGGAATAAATCACATTTTTGCAATAAACCATCTCTTTTAATGGCATTAATATTTCCTTTCTTGTTAGGACACCAAAACTGGTATTTGATTTGAAGCGGGCCTACACATTTGTACTTGTTAGGTTTAGGCTGCTCAGTCATTCTAGACTCTTCCCAAGCTACACCAAGTGTTAAAGGTATATCTAAGTTATTATCTTTTGCTTCTTCGATTAGAATAGAACACACTGCAAGATTTTCTTCTCGTGGTTCGTTGTTAGATAATTTATGATAAACCTCTTCACAAAAACTATATTGAGTAGCTAATGCAATTAAAAGTTTAATCAAAATGTTTTTGAATATCTCCTGATCTGTGTGTCTCTACAGAGTTATCTTGAAATCTAATTCTATAATAAATTCTAGATTCTGTTGTTCCACCTACTGTTAGTTGATTATTACCTTCTGTGATGATTTCTTCTACTGTGCCTATTTTGTTTATTCTTTGCCAGTGATAAACTTTGTCACCTATTTTTATCATTTTAAAAACCTTTCGAAATTTGGTTTATTCTAATAATAAAAATTATAATTTACACTTTTATTAACCAAATACCCCACAGTTAACAAGAGACTGCAAAACATCTAATAACGCTTTAGTAGAAGATTCTCTGCATGTTGATCCTGTACAATCCATTAAAGGTTTAAGAAATTTATCAATATCATCAGGTGTTCCCATTAGATGCTGTGAACACATATCATAAGAATCTTTACAAGGAACTGACTGGTATGATTGATCTCTTAGTTGATTATAATGTTCTAAAGATTCTGGATGAGCTGCATGGTATTGTATATGATCTACGTATTCTTGTGGCGTAACAATACCATCATCGTTTAAGTCAAAATGATGATGCAGTTCCTCAGGCGAAATATTTCCTTGATGATCAAATTCTATTTCGTGATGAGCTTCACCATGATCCATTGAGTCTAAACTGTAGTCAGAATCCACTCTACTTTCTTCAGGTGAACATTGACATATTTCGCATCCACAGCAATCACAAAGTGCATCGCATCTGCACGGGTTATAACCACAACCTGAGCATGTTCCTGATGACATGTCTAAAAATTCTCTAATAAGTTTTCTCTCGTTCATATTTAAAACCTTTCAATATGATTCTAAATATAACTCATCTATACTATTTTTTTGCATTAAGTCATGTGCTTGTTTTCTACTCATGCCTTTTTCTATTTCTTTGGTCATTTTTCTTTGAGAATCAACAGCATCAAACATTTCTGAACAGTGACTTTCTGCGTTGTCTGTTTCCAGAATCATGTTCTTTGCAATATGTTCTAGTCTTTTTAATGTAAAGCAAGCAATATGTGCTGAATCTTTAAATATAATTCTTTCTGATGACGAGTGTGAAATATCTCTTTCAAACAATGTTGTACAATTTTCAACTGCAGTATGAAAATAAGATTTAAATAGTCTTGTCAAACCACAAATATTTTCTGTAAGGATCGGATTTTTCTTATGCGGCATCGCGCTTGAACCTTTTTGTTTGTCTGTAAACGGCTCAGACATTTCATTTATACCGTCTATACTATACATTCTAATATCGTAAGCAATCTTTTCTACAGCAAGAATAGTTTGTAGAATACCATAAAAGTAGTCGAGGTAATGTTGCCTAGGAATTATCTGTGAAGATGTTACTGGATTTAATCCTAATCCTCTTAGGGCATTGTTTTCACATTGAACAGAATTAAAGTTATAATTTCCTGTTGCTCCACTTAATTTTCCTAAACTAATCTTACTCTTGGCTTCCACGACAGAGTCATAACCTTTTCTTAACAGGTCTAACCATCTATATATAACGTCATAGTAAGTTTGAATTTCTGCAGCTCTCCCGTGAGTTCTTGCAAGGATTTTACCTTTAGCTTTTTCTGATTTTAAGAGTTTTGTCATATGATATATGACTCCACTAATATGATCAAGAATAACTTGAAGGCTTTCTTTGCACATTAAAGACAGCGATGTATCAAGAATATCAGAAGATGTTAAGCCGTAATGAATCCACCTGCCGCTATTATCAGGAATAGACTCTTCTAACATTTGAACAAATGCTTGAACGTCATGCCTAGTTTCTTCTTCGATCTCTTTCCAACGATCAATATCTATTTTAACGTTTTCTCTAATTACATTAAATTCATCAGAAGTAATTGTTGGATGAGTTATATTGCCTAATTGGGATTCAAGATGTGCTAGTTCTACTTTTAGCCAAGTGTTTAGTTTGTTTTCTGTTTTCCAAATATCATGAATCTTTTGAACTTTATACCTTGGTATCATTTTATTCCTTAATAAGTCTAGTATTACTTGATTTGTCTGCCCAAACTATTTCCCCTCTTTTCGGGCCTGTTGTGTAAGATATCTGTTTTACACCTGTGTGTGTTTTAATGACAGAGATTAATTCCATAAAGCCTTCATCTTTCATGCTTACAGCGTTAATTTTAGATAGCGAATATTTTCTGCCGTGCAAAAAGAAAGCTGGCTTATCTACATGTGTCATTACATCTGTTTTGACAACACATAAATGATCTACTCCATTTTGATGTATTGCTAACTTAACTTCATCTAAGTCTAGCCAGCCACACTGTCTAGGTCGACCGGTTGTTGCACCAAACTCTTGACCAACTTCAGCCAATATCTTTTCTTGACCGTCTTTAATAATACTAGGAAACTTTCCGCTTCCTACTTTAGTCTTGTAAGATTTGATAACACCTATTACTTCATCAATTTGCTTATGATTTAATCCTGTAGAGTTTATGGCACCACCAACTGAAGGTGATGAAGATGTCACGTCTGGATAATTGTCTGAGTATATGTTTAATCCGCTTCCTTGTGCGCCTTCTAAAAGAATGTTATAGTCTTTTTTATAATAATCATGAAGAACATTTTCATTGCTTAACTGATACATTCTTAGGATAGAAACCATGTTTGCATATTCAGAAACCCACAAGTTAAAAGAATCAAAATCAGGCTTTAAGTCCTCTAAACTTTCACCATCTTGTGCTCTTCTTTCCTGTAAATCGTAAAACTTAGATTGTATCTTAATTAGAGTTTGTTCAGGCATATTAACCAAATCTTTAATTAAGACAGAGTCTCTAGCATAAAAGTCAGAATAAGCTGGCCCAATTCCTTTAGCAGTTGTACCTAGCTTTTTCTGATATTTGAGTCTATCGATAATTTTGTGCGTTGGTTCTATAATAGGACAGTAACCTGAAACTGAAAGATTAGAACCTGGCTTTACATTTAAGTCAGTAACTTCTTTACAGAAATCTTCTATGTCAATTACACAACCTCTAGCAATAATATTAATAACTTCTTTTGTTAAAACACCTACAGGAAGTATGTGTGTAACAAACTTATTACCTCGTCTATCGTATACAGTGTGACCTGCATTTCCGCCACCTTGAAATCTTACGACAACGTCAGCCCATGTTTCAACTAAATCGTCAACAACCCTGCCTTTACCTTCATCTCCATGTTGGAGACCTAATACTAATTTTACTGGCATTATTTGTTCCTATTGAATATGTGAGCATTGCCTTCTGCATGCGATGATGTTGTTTGTCTTCTAAAGACAGCGTTTTCGTATAATTCTTTTAGATTACTAGCACCGCTATACGACATACCACTTCTTACGTTAGACATAATCTCATTGACGACCTTTGATGTTGTTCCTTTATATGGAACAAATGATGAAACGCCTTCGATTGAGTTATAAGTCCCTTTCCAGTTTTTTTGTGCTGCCTTTGATGCCATGCCGTTATATCTCTTAATCTTTTTACCGTCCTGAATAATTACTTTGCCTGGAGTTTCTCTTGTTCCACTTAACATTGATCCAAGCATTACAAAATCTGCTCCTGCTGCAAGCGATTTAACAATATCACCGCTGTTCTTAATGCCGCCATCAGCAACAATATAAGGTGCTGGCCAGTCTTCACCGCTATCAATATATTCTTGTCTAGCTTCATAACAGTCTAAGACTGCCTGAAATGTTGGGATTCCGTGCCCAGTCTGTATTCTTGTTGTACAAATACTGCCACTTCCAACAGAAGTTCTTATAGCATGAGCACCTGCTAGTGCAAGACGTTTATAAGCATATCCTGTAGCAACATTACCTGCCATAACAAATAGATGTGGATATTCACTTCTGATAAATTCTATTACTTTTTCCATAAGAATATGGTCGCCATGAGCAATGTCAATACAGACAACACTTAAATCATTTTTTACTAGCTCTGATAATCTTTCCTTGTAATCTCCTGTTGCACCAATTGCTGCTGCTCTATAGTCTCTGTGGTTAACATAACCTAATAACTTAGCTTGAAAATCAATTGAGTTGTATCTATGAATAATTCCTAGTCCACCTTGACTAATCATAGCATTAGACATATGAGCCTCTGTTACTGTAGACATAGGTGAGCTGATGATTGGTATATTGAATTTTAAGTTTCTGTTATTGTATTTTACTTCAATAGAAGTATCTATATCTTTTCTAGTTACTAGTTCTGAGTATTGTGGTTCTAATATAACGTCATCAAAACTTAGCACTTCATTATTATTAATTCTCATTTAAACCTCTTTATAGAATTAGTGTAATAAAACAAATTACTATTTACACCAAAGATTTACATATTATTTAAAAAGTCTTTTCGATATTTCATAAGAGCTTTTTCTTTGCACTTAGCCTCGAGCATTACGTCGACTGATTTACCGCAGCTATCAAATGGTTTATAATAATAATCTGAATGTGCTGCAGCTGATCTTGTTGTAGGATCTTCGAACTCTTTTTTTCCATTTGAATGGTGGCATGTTGGCCGAATAGTTGATGGCCATGAATCGAAAGCCATATCAAAAGACTCGTCATAAGGTGCATCTTGTGGACCTAAGGTAAAGTGGTGTGCGTCAAAAACAATAGGAACCTTAGAAACTTTATAAATATTTTCGTATAGGAACTTTGAGCTAAACATTGAAGCTTTGTCATCGTTTTCTACTGTAAGTCTTGATTGAACTGAAGTGGAGAGCCTTTTAAAGTTTTTATTAAAGTTATCAGCAGCAAGTTGTAGATTACCTCCACACGTTGAACCTAAATGGATATTGATTTTTGACCAGTGGTCTTGGTCTAATCCCATAAGATCAAACAACTTGCCATGTATTTCTAAGTCTTTGATACAATTGTCAACAACATAATCTTTTTCTGATGCAAGGCAGTTAAATTGTCCTGGGTGAAATGAAACTCTCTGCCTAATAACTTTAGTATAATCACCTGCCATTTTTAGATAATGTTTTATTTCTTCATAATCAGGCAAATCATGAAGCTCGTACTCAGATGCCCAAGGAGCAATCTCTGACGAGATCCTAAAAACTTTAATGTTGTTTTTATAATTCCAATTAAATATAGGCATCAAGTCTTTTACGTTTTGCAATACCAACTGCGAAACGTAAGGCAGACCTTTTGATAAAAAGGTAGCTTTGCGCATCGTTCTAGAATTGAATATACCTTTTTCTCGTAACTCCATATTAATGCATGCATATCCAAATCTATTCATATTATTATCCTTTTTTATTATATTTTATATAATAATATTCATATTTATTACACAAATACACGATAAAATTACAACGAGGGTTTGTAAACATATGAAAAACAATATAAGATGGTTATTAACAGAAGCAAAAATATCAAATATTGATCCTAACAAAATAAACTTTATAGATGGAAAGTTAATATGTTATCACTTAACATCAAAACAAAAGTGGATAGATAATAGCGAGATTGTAAGATTAATGGATTCGCCTTTTCCACCTGCAGACAAGGAAATTCTACCTACAGACAATAGAGCACAAAGAATTTTAAAAAAAATATCTAATGACAAAAAAAACGTAAGACCTAAAGAATGGGAAATAGAAGAGTTTGTTATTACTGATATGATGGAAGATCCTTATACAAACACTAGCGGCTTTACTGCAGGTGGCGGTGACTACCATGGCAAAGGCCTCTACACTTGTTATAAGTTTAATCCTAAAATTGCAAGTAATTATGGTAACATATGTTTAGTATTTGAAATAGATATAAGTAACTTCTTAATAACTTTCGAAGACTTAGCAAAACAAGTTCATGGTGAAAACTGGAGAATCAAAGACCAGTTGGTAAAGCTCTATCAGTTAGAAGAAAGAAGTCCTGAAAGTATTGAAAAGTATAAGCAATTTTTGTCTGGAATACCTGACAGTGATTTGCAAATGGGAACTTCAGTTCAAGATCTTTCTACTAGAACAGCGCATATAAGTTTAAGATTACTTCGTGAATTTACAAAACAAAATATAACGTGTTTTTACGATGGCGTTGTACTATTTGGATCTGGAGATGGTCCTGTTTGCGTTTCTTTTTTGCCAAAATATGATGCTAAATTAATTGGACTAGGAAGAGTTAACAAGGTTAAACCTGAGATTGTTGACTGGTATGATAGCCTTGACGATTTTCTTGGTGGACGTGCAAAGCTAAAGCAAGACTTTGAAACTCTAAACGACATCGCCATAGAAATTACAGATCCTGATGAAAAAGAAGAAATGAAGTCGAAAGATCGCTTGCCTTTTGATATGGAATATATAGAAATTTCAAAATTTTTCAACTCATACTATAATGCAAGTGATAAAAAACTAAGTGCTATTAATGAACTATTTGACCTTTATGACAAAACAAAATCATCAAATGATCAATCAAAGCTTGAATTTTTCTTAAAGACTTTTAAAATGTCTAAATATTCAACTGACGTTGAATTAATTAAGCATCCAAGATTCAGTGAAATAAGTGACGAAGTTATTAAGTTTTACAATAGTAAGGCTTGGGACATGAGTATATACTATTATTCTGGCATACTAAATGTTTGTAGTCAATACAATATAAAAGTTTCTGAATTTTTCTTAGAAAATGCAATTAACGAATGTTTAAATGAAAAAATATTTAGAGCGAAACAAGGATATGCAGTAGTACATTTTAACAAATTCCTTAATTCGTATCTAGAGAAAAACGGAGGCAGTGCCTATGTCCGTAGTATTTTACAAGACAAGTTATATGAAGTTGAGCCTGCCATAGCTGTTACATCAAACAGCGCTGAAAGAATTGTAGATGCTTATAACAATGGAGATAAACGTAACAAAAACAAAATACTTGATTTAATATCACAAGACTTAGATAAAGTTGGAGGACAACGAAATTGGGGAAGAATTTCTTCTGATAAGTTTGATACTGCTAACGAAATATTAGAAAGAATAGTAGAAGCTATTTCTAAAAGCCCAAGCAATGATCATGAAATAGAATTTATCAAGTATTTAAGAGATGACTTGCCTTATACAGATTACTTCTCTAATATAATAGACGAGTTCTTAGCTGAAGCTTTTGTTAATAATATTGCTGAAATTAAATCAATGAGTCCTAAGAGTCTATTTGTAAATACTTTAAATTATATTAAAAGAAAGCTAGGTGAATCTCATCCTAAAGTATTGCAAGCAAAAGAATTTATTGCGGAAGATGCTGCTAACGCAGGAAGAGACATTGAAGACTTTATTGAAAAACTAAACTTAGGTAAAGTAACAAATTCACAACTTAAGTTAATGTTTAGAAGACTGCAAGAAGACTTACCTTATATTTCATATATTAGCGGAAAAACAAAAGACTGGTTTAAAACATTTGTTAATGCTGTTATAAACAATATTACTATCAAAAACTTTAAAGTTTTAGGAAAATCAGAAACATATTTTCTTTTAGCTATTATATTAGGACAAGATATTATATTGTCTAGAGATGAACAGATTTCTTTTACAAATAAATTTGGTAAGTCTGACTATAACAGTAAAAATCTCATTGCCAATTATAGGCACATTGATCCAGACGTTTTTATTAATCTAATCGGTCCAGACCTTAAAGCAGGCGGGATGGGTCCAGGTTTGACGTTTAAAGGCTTTGAATACACACCTAATATTTATAGACTCTTGTATAATCACAGAAAAATTGTAGATCTTTTTTGCGACGTAGCTCGACCAGGATTGATGAAAATGATTATAGGCAACCTTAACGACGAGCTTATGGGTCATCCTAATCCACAACATACTTGGGGTCAAAGTGGTTTTCTAAAAGGATCGTCTGTAAGCTACCACTTTGATACACTTCCTTATATACATGATACTAGTGAAAAAATAAAAATATCAGAAGCAGTCAACATGGATGACATTGCTTGGTTTGAATACTTTATTAGCAAAGCCAAAAAAGCACCAAAAAGAGGTGTTGCTGGAGTTATCGCTACACTTGAAATGAATCTTAATGACAAAAAATCAAAAATGCAACCGACAACATCTACTCAGACAAGTGATGATTTAGATCCTCAATTAGATTTAAGTCATAGAAAAATCGTAGGCAGTTCTCTTAAAGAAGTTTATAATTTTTAAGGTAAAATTATGTTGCCGTTTAGAGAAAAGATAATCGAAGAAACAGAAACATATATACTCGTCCAGCGCAACTTCATGTCAGACGTGTCTGGTGATGAATTAAACTGGCATATGGACAAAGAAGATCGAGAAGTCTTTGTTGTTGAAGGTGACGGATGGTATTTGCAAATAGAAAATGAGCTGCCTCAAATGATGCAGAAAGAATCTTTATTTAAAATACCTAAAGAAATATGGCATCGAATAATTAATAGAAACGGAACAAATTTAATAATCAACGTGAGAAAATATAAATGAACTTGTTATTAAAACAATATATTAAAAATTATTTATTAGAAGCTGCATCAACTGCAATTGCGATGCCAGCAAGCTCTATCGGTGGAGAATTTCAACACAACTTAGGTGCATCATATCAAAACGATATGACTTCTTTGAATGATGAAGAATCACTTTTAAAAGTTTTAGAAAATGTCGGTAATAATTGCTTTATTTCTTTTGTAGACAAATACGACGAAAACATACCAAGGTTAGAAATAAATCCTGACGTTTCTTACGACACACCTCACGGAAATTATGCTTACCCTCTTACAATTAAAAGTCTTAAAGATATTATAGAAAAGTCAAGAATTGGAGGTACATCTTTTGCATTAAATAGACCTTATTTTCATATGTTTAAAAAGTCTAATAATGTTAACGCAATAAACTTAGAAAAAGATGGAAGTAACAATTATTCAGGAGACTTTAGAAAAGACTTGAAAACAATTGTACATACATCTATTATATTTAAAGCAGCAAAATTTTTAGAATCAAATGAGTTTGTAGATATGTCTGATTTGACTGCTAATTATAAATCCCAAGCAATATTTTTTGCGAAAAATCGAATTGGAAGGAAAATTAAAGCTAATAGTAATAATAACATTAATGACAATAGGGCATTCAATAAAACTTTGTTAGATCTTTTAGCGCAATTATGTAGATTATACCAACTTAATAATAATCAATTTCCAATTAATGAAACTAAAATTATTGTAGACTTCATTAGTAAACAAATTTATGATAGGGCAAATTCTAAAAACAATATATTTTTTAATAAAAAGACAAACAAGGCTTTATCTGATTTTCATATTCTTTATTATGGATGTTGGTTACTTTCTACTTTATTAACTGAGGAATCTTATTCTGACTTTCCTTCTGATAATGATAATCGCATCATGGGTCCTGTTTTTACTATGCTTTTAAATTCTATAGATATTGATTTTATAAATGATAAAGGCTCACAAACTATTCACAAAAATGAACCTATACAAGCTGTTTATTTAAATTCGTCAAAAGAAGAAAATATTGTTTTAATTGGAACTTTTAATAATATATTTAGCACAAAAAAAATTAATTCCATTGATGATCTATTTAATGCATATCACGAATCAAGTTCTAACTCAAACAAGGGCGTTACAATGAACAAAGTAGTTGATATGATTGAAAAAAATCCACAACTTGGTGATCTTTTTGGAACTGAACTTTTTGATGATGTTAAATTAGAAAATTCCTTAGAATATCTAAGAGAAAAAGCATGGCAAGATTTAACTAAAAAACAATTAAAGATTGCAAAGTTTAAACAATTTCATTTAGCAAATAAAATAATAAGACTAAACATATACCAACAATCTCAAAATACTTCTAACCCAGGATTAATAATATTTGATATTGGAATTAAAAAAAGCTTTAAAAATGCAGATATAAACCAACAGCTTTTAATGATACATGAAGACCTACCAAAAATAGTTCAGATCGAAGATTCACTCACTTATCTTCAAGTATTTTTGTCAAAATATCAGAAAAAAAACGTATATCACATTTTTGGTATGAATGCTTTATCAAACATGACAGAAACGCTTGATAAAATACAAGATTATGCAGCAAGCATTGAAATTGAAAGCGAAGAAGTTAAAAAGCAAGTTATGTCACTTCAGATGTTTATTTACATAGTTCAGGACATTATAAATCTCGCTTATATAGCTCATGAAAGTACACTACATGACAGTTAGGAATTATTATGAATTATGATTTAATATTAAAAGAATTTATAAGAGAAACTTTACTAGATGAGGCTAGAAAAAAAAGAAAGCGTAAAAAGAAAAAGCGTAAAAAGAAAAGGCCTGGCAGAAAAGAATACTATCAAGGTATAAACAGTAAAGGGAAAAAAGAAATGGCTCGCGAAATAAACAAATGTACAAAGCCTAAAAATGCGCCTAAAAACTGGAAGCCACCAAAATCTTGTTATGATAGTGAATGGGAAGCAGACAAAAAAAAGTATAGGACTAAAAAATGAATAATCTTGTATTACTTGAAGAATTTATAAAAGAATCTTTATTGAACGAAGCTAAAAGAGGTAGAAAAAAAGGAAAGAAAAAGTCTGCTTCTAAAAAAAGATCTGCTAAAAAAGGCAAATCAAAGTCTGCTAGGCGAAAGTCTTCTGCAGGAGGATTATCAGCTGCTACAAAAGAAAAGTTAAAAAAACATGCTGATAAGAAAGGTTATACCGCAGCGTCAGTTTATGCTGAATATAGAGCAGGATTAGCTGCATGGGTTACTGGTCATCGCCCTGGAATACCTCAACATGCTTGGGCAATGGCAAGAGTTAAATCAGCAACACCCTCAAAGCCTTGGGCTAAAGTTAAAAAGAAAAAAGGCAAATAAATTGAGAAATAATAAACTACTAAATGAAAACAAAAACATACTTTCAGAAGGATTACGTTTTCATCTGATTGAAGAAATTGGAATAGATAACAATATATATAGACCTGGATCTTCTAAATACTTTGATTTATTTAGAGAGGTTAGGGACTTAAGCCACATGGGTTTATATGAATTAAACTCAGTAGAAAAATATTTCATTACCGAAACTGATATTGGTGAGTGGGAATTTTATAATGGAAAACTAGTTCCATTAGACTATCCAATCTTAGAAGGCGACGAATCTTTAAAAGCAAGTATTCCTTTAGAAGTATTAGAAGAAAAACGTAAAAGAAAAACGTCTAAAAAAAGCAAGTCTAAAGGTGGAAGTATGTACCAAGGTAGAAAAGTACAGCTTAACAAACCTAAAAAAGGTGGATCCAAAAAGTATTATGTTTATGTTAAAAATCCTAAAACAGGAAACGTCAAGAAAGTTTCTTGGGGTGCTAAAGGAATGTCTGTAGGCATTAGTGATCCTAAAAGAAGAAAATCATTTGCAGCTCGACATCGATGCCATTTAACTAAAGACAAAACAACAGCTAGTTATTGGGCATGCAGAACAGGTCGTTATCCACATTTAACTGGTTCAAAAAAGAAATATACATGGTGGTAATAACAATTATTTTTTCTTTTTCTTTTTAGGAAAACCTATTATAGTTCTATTGTTAAATCTTCTTGCTAGATATCCTCTTAACTGCTCTGTCATATCAAAATTACCAATTTTTTGAGAATCAGGTAAATCTTGTATTCGCTTAACTAACTCTTTAACAAAGTCTTCTTCTAGATCATTATCAACAATTTGAGAAACTTCGTCGTCTATATCAAAATTAGCTAAAAAATTATCTGGTCTATCTTCGTCTTTAACTTTATACAAAGATGTAATAAGATCAACAACATCTAATGAACCGCCAAGAGGAGTAAAACCAAGCAAAGCTTTTCCTACTTCTAGACCTTTGCTAGTCTTACTAGAATCTGAAATTGTAATTAATATTGATTTAAGTTCTCCGTATGTAGAGTCTTTATTTAAACTTTTAATTTTCTTTGTTATCGGGTTAGCATCGTTAATTTTATTTTTTAAATATTCTATTTCATTTAATTTTCTTGTTTTGTGTATAGTTTCTCTTATGTATTTTTTTAACAATCTATTGCTCATGTTTAATGCCTTGTTTGGACTTTCTTGTATATTTACTATATATTTGTTTAATTCAAAAAAAGGTAAAACATGAAACCGTATTATTATATTGCTGAAGTTGTGTCTGTTTATGATGGCGATACTTGTACATGTGTTGTTGATTTAGGCTTTAAGACACAAGTTAGAATTAAAGTCAGAATGATTGGAATCGACACGCCAGAGATTAGAACAAAAGACAAAGACGAAAAAGAAAAAGGCTTAGCAACACGTGATTGGCTACGTGAAAGAATTCTTGGCAAGAAAGTCCTATTACATACAAAAGAGCGTGGAAAGTTCGGTAGATGGCTTGGTATGATTTGGGAAATGGAAGAAGATAAACCTGAGTTCGAAAATAGTTATAATAAAAAATTAATAAACGAAGGTCTCGCCAAAGAATACTGGGGTGGTAAACGATGAAATATAGTCTTAAAAACGAATATAAAAAATTACTTAACGAAGAAATAGTCTCTGTAATAAGAAGCTCTAATTATGCTGAAGAGATATATGATGTAAATTTCGATCCTAGTACAGGAAAAATAATTTCAGGCGAAAAGTTTGAACCTACACAAAATACAGCTGACAGAACTTATAGAAAAATATTTGATGAATCATTAATAGCACAACAATTTACTATTGAGTCTAGATTAAAAATAATATCTTTTTTAAATAAACTAATGAGACCAGATGCAACAGGCTCCTACAAAGGATATGGCATATTACAACCTTGTCCAAGCAATCCAATCGAAATTGTTGATCGTTTAAACAGACATTTTCGTGAGACTATTGAATGGAGACCTTCAAACAAAATTGGAAGAGGCGAAGTTTCTATAAGGCTTGCTTTTTCAAGTAAGATTAACAACTTAAAAGAAGGTGAAGATGCAAGTAATTACAGAGAGCCTGATTTTATTGGATGGAATGAAAGAAACCAACAAACAATCAAGCTATCAATAAAAAGTTTTGTATCTATAAAAAAGCAAGGTGCTGATCAAGCTGGAACTGTTAGAACTGGAACAAATCTAGACCCTTTGATAATTGACATACTTGAAAAACTTAGTAAAGAAGTATTTAACGGCACCGAATATACGTCAGTTTGGAACCCTAAAAATAAAATAATTACTAATCAAAAAACAGGAATCAATCATAAAGCTTTTAGAGAAATTGTTAATCATTATACAGAAAATGACAGCGTTACAAATAAACTGCAAAAATTAAACAAAATCAAAATATATCTTCAAAATATCAAGAGACAAATTATTAAAGAGCACGGCGCTGTAGGTATTATTGCAATTAAAAAAAATAAAACATTTGACTATATAAGTCCTGACCAATTCGATAGAATATCTATATACACTTTTAATGGCAAGAGGTTTTTCTTTTATATGCCAGAAGATGACTCTGAAGCTGGAAGATCAAGCTGGGAACTAGAATTAAATGATATGATTATAGAGCAAGAAAATCTTTTAAGTCAAACAGATCAAATTCCTACTGAAAATTCTTCTTATGTTCCTCAAGGCAAGGTGTTAAAAGAAGTCTATTCGTACTTATTTAAAAAAAAACTAATTAGCGAGGGTGGATTAGCAGGTCATATGATGCATCCTTATGAAGCATTAGATATGACACCAAGACAGATAATTGATAGAATAAAAGAATATAGTAATTCACAAAAGATTATAGAAAAAGTCGACGGACAAAACTTATTCTTTACAGTCGAAAAAGACGGTACTCTTATGTTCGCACGTAATAAAGAAGATATGACACATAATGACTTAGTAGAAAAGTTTACTAACCACCCCGCAGAAGTTCCGTTTGTTACAGGTGGCAACGCTATTAAAAAAGGTGTAGACCAGTGGTTATCTTCAGCAGGTGCATTTGGAAGTCAAGAAATATTAGATATCTTTCATCCAGATGGTGAAGCTAGATCATTTATAAACTTTGAAATTATGCACAAAGACCACCCAAATCAATTAGAATACGGAGAAAACTTTATTGTTTTTCATAGTATTGTTGATTTTATCAATGGAAGGGAAGCAGTTTATTCTTCAAACAACAGTCAAAGGCTTAATAAATTAATTAATCTTATGAAGCCAGGCATTGAATCTTCTGGTTATACATTAGCGTCTAATAGAACAGTTGATATTAATAAACTTACAAACGTACAGATAACTCATTATGTAGATAGAATCAAAGAAATTGCTAATCGGCTAGACATTACTGAGACTGAGTTCCTTGGAGACGGAGTAGAAAAACAAATCAAAAAACAATTAGATGCTGAAGGTATTGACATCAGCGATGAAGCAATAAAAATTTTATATGACTTTGCGCTTTATGGCGAAGATAGACTAGGCAATAAAATAAAAAGTAAAGACTTTACTAGACTAATGAAGTCTGACGATGTAAAAAAACTAAGAGATATCAATTTAACTAGTGCTAACAAAGCAGCAGCTAAAGTAAGAAATATTTTGTCTCCGTTTAAAGATATATTTGTTGATCTAGGTATAGATTTGCTAGACGGTACACCTTCAGCATATATGGATTCAGAAACTGACTTGAGAAATATTGATAATTTGCGTGACAAGCTAGAGACTGCAATTGATGATCTAAGAATGTACATGAACAGTACACCAGAAAACGAATGGGATTCAGTAGTAACTAGACTTAAACCTCACTATGACAAAGTTGTCGAAGTAGGTGTGTACAACACAATATCAACGTCAGTTGAAGGCGGCGTTTACGACTATCAAGGTGATCTATTAAAAGTTACTGGCGGATTTGCACCGATGAATCAGATTTTAGGCGCAGCATACAGAGATAAAAAAGGTATATTTACAACCTTTAAACAAAAGTTTATGCATCAGGAATCAAATAGAAGATCTTTAAAATCTGTTTTTAGTTCAATCTTCTAAATAAAATATTAAAGATTTCTTCTTTATCTTCGTCTGATATTTCTCTTGGTAAACCATCCAAAAATAAAAACTTATCCTCAGAAGCATTTGACAAGTAAGAGCGCATTAGTGTACCGCTAATTGCCATTGTGTCTTCACCTCTAAGTAAGGTTCTTAAATAAACTCGATCAATAATCGGCGCGTAATACTTTGAAGAATATCTATTTTCATCTTCCTCACCTGTATATATTGCATAAGTTGTTTCATCGTTTTTTATCGATGCTTCTTCAAGCTTTTTATAAACATTACCAACAGGTGAGCCACCAAAAACACACAAAGCATTTTGAGGCAAGTATTTTGAAATGATTGTTTCCCAAATAATTTTCATGTCTTCACCAAATATAGTGACTTCACCTTTTCTTTTTCTGTCAGATGTTGAAACATATATAATAACTTGCTTGCATTCATCGCATGCTTTTCTTATTAATGACATATGTCCTTCATGAAAAGGTTTAGCTGACATCGGTACAAGACCAATATCATATTGACCTTCTAAGTCATAGTCTTCGTTTATAAAGCTACGCCAATTTTCAAGCAATATATTTGATTTCATTTAAATATTCTCATAGAGGTTGTAATATAAGTTCTTAAATCATCTTCAGAAAGTTCTTTATCCATACACTTCTTTGCTATCTTTGAACTTAAATAGTTTGTAACAGTTTCAAGATCAGCGCTACTTTTAGCTAGCTTATAATGACACCATTGTGGTAAATCATCTTCGTCATCAAGTAACTGATAAAGATTGTACATGTCTCTTGCCATACTTAGAAGAGTTGTTTTTGCCATTCTACCTTCGCCAGCATCGGACTTTACTTTGCCATAATCTAAATTTCTTCCGCTCATTTTATTCTCCGCAAGGTGGTATTAAACATTCTGGTAATGGTAATGTTGACTGCATAGCTTCTTCGCAACTAGTTGCAACTGATAGTTCTGGTGCCCAAGCCCAAGAATTCATCATTATAAAGCCTGCATGATTTGCAAAACCGTTAATGTCATAAGTAATTATTTCAGACAACTTTATATATCTACTAGTTTGTCTAAAGAATATACCGTATCTTCCACGAGGAATATAACCGCTGTAACTGAAAGTTGTTGAACTGCTATTAGAATTTACAATAGTCTGTGATATACTTTCGCCATTACCTTCTGTTACAACTTTGCCGCTACTCAAACTCTCAGACATGTTCCAAACCCTACCAGAAGATAATGAAGATGACTCAGAAATAGAGTTTGATGTTGAACTTGATAAAACATATGCACCGCTTAAAGAATGACTTCTGGAATCATTCTGAACACTTCCGTAGGATCTTCCATTTTGTGCCGAGCCACCTGTAGAATATCCTCTACTTTCTGAATTTGTTTCACTAGAAGAGCTTCCACTAGATTCTCCCCACCCTCTAGATACACCTGCAGATACTTCGATCTTTCCGCTCGCTTTAGCCAAGAAAGGAAGTGAGCCTTCTCCGCTTGCACCTACAGTTGTTGAACCATTTACTCCTGTGTTTGTACTTTGACTTTGATTTTGACCCTCTGTTGAAGACGAAGACTCATCTAAAGACCAAGACCAATTCTCGCCTTCTGAAGTATTGAAAGAAATATTATTGCTTTCTCCTTCGCTTTGTGTTTCTGAAAAAGACTCTGATTGTGTTTCAGAATTTAACATTGAAGATGAGTTAACTGTACCTTGTGTTTCACCAACAGAAATACCTTCTGATATTACTCTGCTCTCATTAGAAGAGAAACTATTACTCCAGTTATTATTGATTGTTATTGAAACGCTATTTTGTCTTGTCTCTGAAGTTGACTCAGAATATTGAACATTACTTCCAATAGTTCCAGGAATACAACCTGTAACAGGAACAGGTTCATAGACCTCAGCTAATTCGTGACTTCCAAAATGTTTAACTTCAACAGGCCGAACAACTTTGACAGGAAGAACAGTTTCTGCACTATTGTTATCCATATCAAAAACAGAAATTTTTATCAAGGCAATATAAAAAGATAAATCACTAGAAACTTCTTTAAACACTATGTTAGGTAGATAGTCTATTGAAACTGGTGAGTTAAACTCATGAACAAACTGGTAGCTTTCATATGGCGTTTCTATATCATAGACAAACTTAACAGGCATGATTTTTAGTGTAGAAACTGTTAAGTTATTACTTACATCATTAATTACGTTTCCTGAAAGTGATTCGCAACCATCAGAGTTACAAAGACTTTCGACAACAACAGAAGGCTGAATGTCTATATCGATAGCTTGTGTATAGATTTCTGATGGCGTGTTAATAGCACAATCAAAAAAATAGTTTTGATGAGGAGATATTTGCTTATTTAAAAATCGATTAATTACAAACTTGTTATCTTTTCTAAGTAAGTTATATTTTTCTATAGAGTCATTCAAACTAGATGATTTAAGTAAACATGAAATGTCTGTTACATTAATTTCTTTTCTATCTATAGAAAACTCTACTATCTCTCCAGAAGTTAAGCTTGAATTTTCAATACTCAAAATCTTTCCTTGCTTTACATTGCCTTGAGCACAAGACAAAAATATAATTCCAATTAATAGTAAAATTATTTTTTTCATGTTTTTACCTTACGTTTTTAGTTATGAGTCGTAATATTTTTTTCTTTTTCTACCGTAACAATCTTTTAAAACATCTTTCTGGTAAGAATCTTCATTGCTAAAATCTTGATTACAACTGCTAGAGTCTTTGGACTTTTCTACTTTTCTACTTTTATTAACTTTAAATAAGTCTTTAATGTAAAAAAAGAAATCAGTCCACTCAGCTTTGTTCATTTTTTCTTTTTCGACTTTTTCTTTTAGGTTTAGTTGCAGCAGGCTTTTTAACTTCTTTAGTTTTTGTTTCCTCAACAGGAGGAGGTGTAGGAGGTGCTAAATCAATTAAAACTTTTTGTCTTGCTTTGTCAAACAACTCCCTACTAGGAGGTGTTACGTTTTTATTTCTAAAGTAATCTGAAATGTCTTCGTAACTAATTTCTTTATTTCGCAATAAAAAATTGTATAAACTAAATTTTTTACGGCTGCAAAATAAACTAAAGTTTATTAAATATTCGTCTTTCATTATCTTCTCTTTAATAGTTCAATAACTGATTCTTGAAAATCAGGTGACTTTGCAATATTAAATATCTCTTCTTTACTATGATTTAACTCATATTTTTTTGAAATATTTTCAGCAATCTTAACAAACGATCTATTGATAATATTTCTTACAGTTGAGTGATTCATTTTATCTCCGTCGTTTGTCATGACTTTAGCGATATCATGAAGACCTAGTCCTGTGTTTTTTACTGTTACGTATTTTTTAGCTTTCAAGGTATTTTCTCATTTCTGGTGTTATTGGAAATTTTTCAAAGTTATCGTCATTATTATTAATCCCAAATCGAAGTCTAATGATTTTTTCTTCTTTTGGCGTTAAAAGTGATAAGCTTTCTTCTACAATCTGATTTAACTCTTTGTTTTCTAAAGAAGTTGCCGGATTTGAAAACTCAGACGTGTCTTCTATTTTGTTTAGTAAACTAAAAGTATTTGACTCATCATTGCTGTTATCAATAGAAGCAATATGCTTATTAGACTTTAATGTATATTTTATTTTCTTTACAGGTTCATCTACTAGCTTTGATATCTCTTGTAGCGTTGGATTTCTGCCATTTTTATTTTCAAATGCAGTAATTTCTTTTTTGATTTTTGCATTTAAAAGTCTTGAATGTGTCGGTACTTTAATATTTGTAGAGTTTTCGTTTATGTATTGCAACGCTGCTTGTTTAATCCACCAGCAGGCGTATGTACTAAACTTATAACCTAATTCAGGATCAAACTTATTTACTGCTTTAAGAAGACCAATACTGCTTTCTTGAAGTAGATCCTCAAAGTCAAGATCTTTTCTGTGATATTTTTTTGCAATAGAAATAACAAGTCTATAGTTTGACTCAATCAGTTTTTTTCTTGCTGACTCGTCACCTTTCTTAATTCTTCTAGAAAGTTCTATTTCTTGTTTTTTTGTAAGCAAAGGATTTTGTTTAATGATACGTGAATAGTCTGAACTAATAGCTGCCATTTATTTTCCTTTAATTAATATAATATTTTTGTTTATAATATTATATGTCAATTATTATTACACGCTTAGGTTCTTTCTTTTCTTCTTGCGTAATAACAGAGTTGTAATCATAACTGTTAGGTGATTCAATACGTAACAGTCTATCATTTTCGTCTTTGATTTGTTGGTCTCTTTTATTCTTCTCAATTAAGAGATCAGTCAAAACGTCTATGTCTATTTTCGTAGTCATTGATGTCTCCTTAAAAATGTATTATATTAATACATATCGTCAGACAACTGAACTAGCTGAACTCCTGCATGAGAATCTTGTGTATTTAGTACAATACAACCAACTGATAACAGGCTATTACACACGCTTACAGCATTTGAAATTGCTGTTGCAGTTACCTTTTGTGGATCTATAATGCCTTCTTCAATCATGTCTACATATCTTTCTGTTCTTACGTTGTAACCATATTCCCATTGCGGATTATTTTTAATCATTTCAATAATATAGTCAACAGGTTTGTCTCCGTTTCTTAGAATTTTTCTTAATGGTGACATACATGCATCTGCAACAATTTTAGCGACAGTAGAATCAAGAAGTGACTCCTCGCTTAAATTTTCTAACAGCTTAATTCCAGCTTTTGCTAAAGCAATTCCGCCTCCAGGCAAAAACCCGCTTTCAATTGCTGCCTTTGTTGCGTGAAGAGCATCGTCAATTCTATCTACTAATTCTAAAAGCTCAGATTCTGTGTGTGCACCAATTGACAATACAGCCACGATACCTTTATTAATAATAAGTCGTTGCTTATAAAATGCTTCTTCTTCTTTAGTAATTGATTTATCTTCTAGCTTCTTTTCAATGTCACGTGATATTTCATCTGAATTTTCGCAAGAAGCACATTCAACAAATAAAGTTGTATCATGAGTTGTTTCAATCTTTTTACAAGAACCTAAATCTGAAAGCACTGCACTAGAGATTTCTTTTTCGTCTAGATCATAGAAAACTTTTGTGTCGAGCGCCTTGGCTAAGTCTGTTAGAATCTGGTTTCTCTTCTCACCATAAAAAGGTGATCTAACTGCACATACTTGAAGCATACCCTTAGAAACATTTGCAAGCAAAGACTGAATTACTTCTTGTTCATAGTCGTTTGCAATTAAAAATAAAGGCTTTCCTGTCTGATGGACTTTTTCTAGCACAGGTAGTATCTGTGTTAAAGAGTTTAACTTACAAGAAAGAATCATAACAAGCGGATCGTCTAATACTGTTTTTGATTTCTCGTTATCATTTATAAAATAAGGTGAAACATATCCTCTGTCAATCTTTACTCCTCTAACAAGTTTAAGCTCGGTACTTGTAGTCTTTGATTTCTCAACAGTTACAAGTCCAGATGTTCCTACCTCAAGCATAGCATTAGCAATAAGATTTCCAATGTACTCGTCACCATTAGCGCTGATAGTTGCGACTTGCTTTATCTCTTCGTTTGAAGAAACCTTCCTTGACTTTTCGCTAAGAATATTAACTACTTCTTCTACTTTTTTATTTAGAAAGTTTGTAATTTCCGAAGGTGATCCAATACCTGTTTGTAAAGCCTGTGATGATCTAAAGTATAATTCTTTTGCAAGAACTGTAGAGGTTGTGCTTCCGTCACCAGCAACTGTTGCAGTATTTTCACTTGCTTGCTTTAACAGCTTTGCGCCTAAGTCTTCTACTCTATTTTCTAGTACAATACTCTTTGCTACTGTTGCGCCATCTTTTGTTAAGTGAGGTGGCTCGTTGTTTTTTTCTATAAGAACGAGCTTTCCTCGTGGGCCCATAGTAATAGATACAGCATCACAAAGCTTTTTAACACCGCTTTTAAGCAATGACTGTGCTTCGGCATCAAAGAAAATTAAATCAGACATTATTACCCTTTCAGCAGAGTCTTAGAGGTTGACTCTGAAAGTGATTCGTTTTGTTTCATAGAAGTTACCATATTACCATCAATCATTCTTTTTTCATTTGTTAAAACATTTTTAGCATAAAAAAGGTCTCCTGCTTGGATTGCAACCTCACTATCACTAATCACGCTTCTACTTCTTAACTCTGATAAAATATTATTTGGTAGCACTGTCTCTGTTGTCATCTTAAATGTTCCTTTCTAAATTAGAAAATGTATTAATATACTTTTCCCAAGACTTTTCTTTTCCTATTATAGAATTAAATTCTAAATTTATAAATTCTTTTTTAAGACCTTCCCAATTGCAAGAACTAGGTTTTGATTTTTCAAACTCTTCTTCTTTATCGTTTAAGTCATGAAATTTAACCATAAAAAAGTTTTTGTCATATTTCTCTTTATTATCTTCTTTAAGCAAAAAGTCTTCTAATAATTTACTGTCAGATAATAATTTCTGTGCTTTTTTATTGCCAATCCCTAAGAAACCTTCAATATTATCTGACTTATCACCTACTAAAGATTTCCAAGCAACATAATCATATTCAGTCTTTTCTAGAAAACATTTTCTTACCGGGCTATAAACTTGAGTGTTTTCGTTAATACTCTGTATAAAGTCTGTATCAGATGATATAATCACTACATCATCATCTTTATATGTTACAGATGCCAAGTGACCAATAACATCGTCACATTCAAAGTCATTATGGCGAATAGTTGTAAAAGGAAAGTATTCCTTAACAAGTCTAATAATTTCTCGTCTTTGCTCTGAAAAGTTGTCTTTATTGTGATAAACTCTTTGCCCTTTGTAGTTTGGATCTATATTAAGACGTTGAGTTGGTCGGCCTTCTAAAGTAAAATAACATTTATCTGGATTAAATTTTTCAATAATAGGTCTAAGACTTCTAAAAAAATTAAATATTATTGAATGATCACCTTTGTTCATTCTAGAATGTCTAGCACGATATATTAAATTATAGCCATCAAGTAGTAGTACTTTCATTTTTCTCTTTGATTTTCTGTGTAAGACTCTCGTCTAAGGTTGAGGTATTATCAATAATGTTGGCGACTTGGCCATTTCCTAAATCGATTTTTAATTTGTTGTTACCATTTATTTTAACTTGATTATTATCATTTATACACGCAATGTCAATATCTTTGCTTGGATTAACTTTGAAAAACGTATCTTCTAAATGAATAGCATCTTCTACCATTTTGTCAACTGACTCTTTTGTTTTCGTTAAAATATACTCAGATACTTCATCTAAGTCTAAAAAGACATTGTCAAGTTTTTCAATATTAACTTTCTGCGTTTTCTTATTAGGAAGTAAAACTTTATAATTTGTCTTTTCAGATTCTAGATCTTTAACAGTAATTTGTTCTACAACCTGGACAGGAACTACAATTTGTCTGTCTTTTATAATCGTATAGAGTATTTGTCCAACTTTATATTCCATATATCATCACCTTATTGACCAACAATTTTTTTTGCATTTTCTAAGTTGCTGCTTATTTGATCGTTAATTCCTGTGCCTAGTTCTTCTGCTTTTTTTAATGGCATTAGCCCTAATGCTTCTCTTACTTGATCATATAACTCTGGACTCAAAGCTGACTTTAACTGGAGCATGTTTGCATAAGAATGTAACACGATCTCTCTTTCCAAAGTTTCTTCTTCAATCTTTCTTGACTCATACATAAACAATACACTCGGCATATTTCCTTCATCAATGTTTATAAAAGGCAAACCACCAGTAATTGTAGCTTCACCTCTAGAAAAATCCTCATAACAAATTTCAGGTTGTCGATTCATTAAAACTCCTTTTTAATGAATCATAAAAAGATTTTTTAATATTTACACTTATTTTTATATTTTAAGTTGAAGTATTTGACTTTCCTGTATTTGTTTTTTCATAGTTTTTTAATTGTGAATCAATACTTTTTAGCTCGTCTTCAAGTTGCTTTTCTGTATCACTTATTGTTGTTGCAAGTCTAGAAAATTCTGATTCAATTTCTGACTTATCAAACTTTGCTAAACTTTCTAATATTTCTACAACGTTTTTAGGTGCATAAGATTTATTAAACTTAGGATTTTTATCATCAATTGCAGTCGTGGCATAATTTTTTATACTATCAAATAAATTTTGTTTTTCAAACTCTTCTTTGATGTTTTCATAATATTCTTTAATAAAAACAAATAACTCAACTTTTAATTTTATCTCAGTTTCTTTTTTTATTATAGGGCTTACTTCTTTTGTATTGCTATATTTTTTTCCTGCGTTAGTTATTTTTTCGTCGCCTTCATTTTTGATTTTTTGAATATTACTAGAAAGACTAACATTAAATTTATTTTTTGCTCTTTTTTTGATAAAGTCAGTTATTGCTTCCTTTAAAGGATTAAAAACTTCTATGTTGTTTCCTAGTTTTTCTTTATAGGCTTCTGTTAAATAAGATTCAAAGCTGGAAACATTAAATGATTTTTTAACATTACTAGGTAATTTATTTAAAAATTCAATTTCTGCAAGAAAATAATAAACTTCAAATCCCATGTTACAAACAAATTTTTCCAAAAAACCGAGCTGTTCTTCTTTGTTGTCTTTATCTTTATCTAAATCAAGTTTTCCTTTTAAACTTTCTAACTCTTTTTCTGTATTTTCTTTAAAGTCTTTAATAACAATTTCACTAATTTCACTGCTAACATGAAGAATTGAAACTGCTATTGACCTTATTAAGTTTGTAAACTCTACGTTCCATTCATCTAATTCAATATCTTCTTTAAATTCTCTGACTAAACTTGTTTTTTTGTTTGATATATTAAGTAAAGGTCCTGAAGGTAGATTTTTATTTGTTATGCTTTCGTTAACCTTAAACTCTGATAATTTGTTTCTTAATGTAGTTAAAAACTTTTCAGCATTTTGAGGCTTTGACGCTATATTTTCATAATGATTTGTTCTGCCAAGGCTAGTTAAAACTCCTTTTTTAAGAAAATCTAATACTTTTTTAGACTTTGTTTTTTTAATTTTTTCTATAATACTTAAATCTATTTTTCTTGTATTGTTTAAAAATTTAGGAACATCTCGTTTTAAAGCTACAATGTTTCTTTTGTAAAAATTTTCACTAGTAATTTGAGTCATTATAGATTCAGTAATCTTACTTTGACTTTTATATTTTGGATATATTTCAACAAACATAAAGATTATAATCATTTCAATTGTATCTTTATTGATTGGATCTATTTTTGTGTATTGCCTTTTTTGTCTGCTTGAAAGCAAATCACTAGCTGTTATATTTTCTATTATGTTATAGCCTGGAAAGCCTAAAAGATAAGAATTTACTTCAGACTCAGGTATTCCTGCTTTTGAAAGCATTTGTGAAATATTAGAATCTATTTCTCTATTAGCACTTTCTGATTCGCTTTCAAAGCTTACTTTTACATTGTTAAGTGCATCTTTATATTCATCCTCTGACATGTTATTTAACACTTTTGCTCTAAAAGTATACCAGCTGGTCATTCCTAAAAACTTTCCCATACTTTTCCAAAATTTTGCACTACTCACAGCAAATTTAGCAACATCTTGAACAGTACCTACTGTCATATCTGTTAAGCTGTCATATGTGTCAACATTTTCTAGTATTGCTTTTTTGTTTTTAATTTTTAATATTTTTTTATTCTGTTTCATAGTGTTTGTCTTCTTCATACAATCTTAATGTCAAGTTATAATTATTTAAACAGAAACAAATAAATGATTCTTCGAAACAATTTAGAACATGTTTCTTTGTTTTATGATGTCTAGTAGAAAAATATTTTCTAACATCAGGATGTGAGTATCTCAGTATGTATTTCTTTACAGTAAGCCAGTTGTCTTCTTTATAAAATTCAATTATCTCTTCTAATAGTTCTATTATTGATTCTTTATGACTAGCATCTATAGCTTCAAACATTTAAAAAACTCCTGGCAACATAAAAGTATTATCATATTCTATAGGATTTTTCTTCTCTATATAATTTGTTTGATTAAATTCTTTTATTACAATGTTTTTTTGCAAGTAGCTATCATAAACCATTATACCTGAATTAACTAGTAAAACTTTTTTTATAAAGTCTAAAAATATATTGTGAATTATGAACGGTAATATATTTTCTACATCTTTTTCTTTATTATTTATTTTACTATTTAAAACTAAGTCTTTGCAAAGAGAAAAGCTATAGTCTTTTTTAAACATTGTATTCATATGATCGTATAAAGATATTATTATCTCTTCGTTTTCTTTTATGTGTTTAACCTTAAAATTAAACAATTCAGACTTAAAGCAGTTATATTCGCTTAAATAAAAATTAATTTTATACCTTACTGGAGGTATAATATTAGATGAATTTAATAGTTTACAAATATTATTTATAGTTTTTTCTGAATTATCTATCAGTACTGATTTTTTACCTTTGGAGCAAAACTTTCCTTCTCTTCCTTTTGTTTGATTAAAAATATATAGTCCTAAAAAAATAAAATTTTCGTTGTTACTTTTTGTAAAACACAAAAATCTATTTTCGTTTTTTTTAATTTTTATGTCATCCCATAAGTCTTCTGATTTTTTTTTGTTTATACTGTTTATTAAACTTAACATGTTTGAATAATCATTAGACTCAATAGAATAGTATTGACTTAATGTATCACAGCATAATCCATCAACATCTCTTGGTTTTTTAGTTCTAAAATCTATTACGAATCTTTGCTTTTTTATTGACCATCTAATTGGATAAATGTTATTATAGCTAAATTCAATACAACCTTTTTTAGATATTATTTTTAAAATATTTTTATAAAAAGCTAAGCTTTTTGGTATAGTATTAATATCATAGATTTCGTAAGGTTTGACTGCATCAATTAAATCAATCATTATTCCTTCTAAAGACTTCGTATACTTCTGTTTTGACTTGAGATTCTGGTCCAATAGTAATAGGAGAATTGCTTAGTTTTTTAGCATCTTCTTTTGATTGCTGCTTTCTAGCTATTGATTTGAGCTTTTCACTTGTTGCTGATCCTCTTTTTTCAATTTCAAATTTTAAATCAGACGGACTATAAGCAGATTTTCCATCAACATCTAAAAGAGTAACTTGAACTAGTCCTTTAATAAAAACATGAAGAACTTTCTTCTCACTGTCAGTAAGCTTATTAAAATATTCTTCTAGCTCAACTTTAACTTCCTTGTCTGATAAAGATCTAGAAGCTCTAAATTGATTTAATATTTTAATTAAGTTTTTAAATTCTTTTGCATCGCTTAGATTAATAGTAGAAGGTGACTCATCTGGAGTGCTGACTTTTTCGTCTTTGTCAGACTCTTTGTTGTCATCATCTTCATCATTAATATCTTTTTCTGCTTTTTTTGTAATTGACTCGTCAGAGTCTTCTTTTACTTTTCCTTTAATAGTATCTTCATGATAAGCGCCTCTAGATCGAGCGTCTGCTATAAAAGCATTTGCTTTGTCTTTTGCATTTTCCCACTGATCGTTGCTTTCGTTTAGGATTTTTTCTAATTTACTAATAATGTCTAAGTTCATCTTTTATCCTCCCAAACAATTCTATTTTGCCATCTCTCGTGATATTGCTCTGCTCTAAGTCTTCTCAAGCGATCCATTTCAGCTTCATCAATTCTTTTTGTATTCTTTTGTCCGTTCTGTTGTTGCCTTTTTTCAAGATCTGTTACAAACTTATCAAACTCAAAATCCATCTTAATTCTCCTCTTATGCTTTTTCTTCTTTTATAAAAGTTAACTTAACATTATAAATATTTTTAAAACATTTTTTTATTTTAAAAGAAGCCAAATCTTTAGACAAGTCGTATGTAGATAATGTTTCCTGCCCTAGTTTGACAAAGACGATATCCTGTTGTTTTGAAAATAAACTCTGCAAGTCTTTTTCATCTAACATGATTGTTAACTTTCTCTTTGTTGGTGTTTCTTTTAAAGATAAAACAGATAACTTTTTATTATTAATTTCAAAGCTCAAGTAAGCATTTTCATCTTTTGATAAATTGCTAAGATCAATAATATCTTTTAAGTCATCTGACAAAAATATTTGATTTTCATTTTTTGTCTGCATAATAATACATTACATCTTTTTTAATTTTATCAATATCTTTAATCGCTTCTTTTTCAAGTTCTGTAACTACATTAGCATAAGAATGAACAATAATACCAATTTTAAGATCTCTAAATCTTAACTCAATATCTGCGTCTGATTCTCTTTTGTATTTTATAATCTCTACCGCAAAAGCTTCGACAAACTTTCTCTTTTCAAATTCAAAAACTCTTTTAATAGAATTATCTGTATATTCCCATTCTGATTTTTTAACACTAAGCGGCTTAAAGTTATTTTCAACTTCAAAATTTGATTCATTTAAATAATTTGACATGACTGTTCTTAAATACATTTACATCTCTCTAGCTATATTACTGGAATGATTTGCCGCCTGGTTTTTTGACGCCTTTTGCATTAACATCAATAGGTTCAACGCCTAAGAAATCGTCTAACCATTCTGTAAAATCACTAGAAGTTAGAAGTTTTCCATATTTTTTCTTATAGTCAGAAACTGCTTTAGCAGTATCTTTACCGATTTCCTCTATAGGAAGTGTAATCATTGCATCTATATCTTCTCTTCTATAGAAGTCAGAAAGTCCCATACCTAACATAATAGCTTGATCAAGCTTACCTTCAGGATAAGAGCCTATCCAAGTAATAATTTCTCCAGCTGACGTTGTGTTAAGTCTTTTTAATTGTCCACTAATTTTTCCAATAATTCCTGAGTTAGAAAAAACATCGTTGATTAAGTCTTCAACATCGTCTTTGCCAAAAACTGATCCGTATTTACCGCTTAACGGCTTTTTACCAGATTGATATTTTGCATTATAAGCAGCTACTGCCTTTGAAAAGTCGCCTCTAGAATCTAATTTACCTCTAAGATAATTTTTTCTTTCTTCAACGCTATCGCCTATATTAGGTACTCCTTTGCCTGAAGATTTTATTCCTGTTCTTTCCATAGCAACATAAATAATCTTATTAAACAAGTCTTTGCCCTCGTCAGGTCTAACAGCATCAGCACCTTCGTCTGCACCTAGTGATTTAGCAATACCTGCTGCAGGATAATTTTTAGCAAAGTATTGCTTTACAGCTTGTGCAAGAGCAATTTCAGTGTCAGGCCAAATCTTGTTATTATAAAACTCTTTTAAAA